CTGCGGCGGTTCATGAACTACTTCCATGATATTCATGATGTGAAGTTCACGTATGAGGAGGTGGGCCAGAAACCGCCCGCGCATCTGCTGGATGAGCTGCAAAGGTGCGATGATCGGTATCGGCAGGTTTTGAAGGCGATGCATAGTGATGGCGGGGCGTTGGAGAAGGTGCGACGGGAAATGGCAAGTGATCCGGAGAACCGCTGGGATCACACGAGGCAACTGGTGTTCAAGAAGAGCGGTCTGTAGGAGGCGAAGATGGAAGTAATGACTAAAAAGTCTGAGGTGAAGACGGTGACGTTCGATGTGGAGGAGACCCATAGGCTGCTGACGCTGGCGGCCGCGGCGACGGGATTCCCCAAGTATGCGGGGATTGCGGAGGCGGCCAATCGGATGCTGGCGAAGGTGGAGCAGGATCTGGAGGAGAAACTGGCCAAGGTGCATGAGGAGGAGGCCAAGGCAACAGCCGAGGCCGAGGTGAAAAAGGCCATCGAGGCCAGGCAACAGGAAGGGAAAGGAAAAGCCGCATGACACAAGGAAAAGCAAACCGAGACGTAAGCGAAGGCCACAAGCGAGAGCCAAAGAGTCACGCCATAAGCCCCGGCGCGGTAAGCAGGTTGGGAAACATGGTCGGCGAGGGCACGCCCTTTAAGACTCTGCAGAAGGATGATGGGGTGTTGGAGGCCCCGATGAAGTCGGTGAAGACGAGTAATTGTGGGAGCCAAGGGAGGTACTGATGAAAGCTGGAAGGGACATTTTGGGTGGGTTTGGGCCCGATAAGACGATGCACCAGGCTGCGAGGGCCAGTAAGGGTGGGGTTATGCCCGGGGACAAGAAGGACCTGTCGTATAGCCCTCCGCAGGGCCCGAAGGGAATTATGCAGTCGGGGCCTGGATTGCACGGCTCAAACTCTGGGAATGCCAATCAGCCCAATGCCAAGTCGAGTAGTGGTGGGCCTGGTATTGGCGGGGAGAACAGGTGCTCGCAAGGGAGGCATTAAGTGCAACAGGTCGATGTCGTCAATCGCGCTCTCCAGACATTGGGCACCCGAACAACGGTGACGGCGACCGAGCTGACCAACAATTCTACGAATGAGGCCATCCAGGCGAATATTGCCTATGATAATGTAAGGCAGAGTTTGCTGAGGATGGCCCCATGGGACTGCGCCTTGGCCACGGCCACTATGACCGTGATTACCGCAGCGTCTGGGACCCCAGAGAACATGAGCCCCGCGGCGCAGCTTTGGGGGAAGGGATTGCCCGCCCCGCCGTGGGCCTACGAGTATCAGTATCCGGTGGATTGCATTCGGGCGTGCTGGATCGTGCCGCAGTATGCGACTGGGTTTGCGGGTGGCATTCCGATCACGACGGCGGTGACGGGTGGCACGCCCAGTTTTTGGAGTGGGCAACCGGTTAGGTTTAAGGTGGGTGTTGATCAGTTTACTCCTGTTACCAACGTATCAATCGCTAGTGGTGGGACTGGCCATGCTGTCGGTGATGTTATCACTTTGGCTGGTGTCCCGCCTACATCCCCTCCTATTGGCGCTCCTGCTCAGCTGGTTGTTAGTACTATCGGTGGTGGCGGGAGTATTAGTGGTGTCTCGATTGTCCCAGTGATTAGGGGCGAGTCGGGTGTGGGAGGGAGTTACTTTGGACCGCAGGTCAATCCGGTGGCGCAGGGGTCGACCACTGGGAGCGGGAGTGGGGCGAGCTTTAATCTGACTTTTGGGCCCTCCTCAGATCAGAGGGTGATTCTGACCAATCAGGAATTTGCCATCCTGAATTATGTTCGGGACGTGCGGGACGTGAATGTCTTTGATGATAAGTTCTATTCAGCATTCGCGCACGCACTGGGGGCCGAGCTGGTGATGGCCCTGACGGGGGACAAGACCCTGGCGAACATGGCTGTGGGATTGGCCAACGCAAAGATTGTGGATGCCAGGGCAGTGGATGGAAACGAGGGCCTGACGATCAATGACGTGACGCCAGATTGGATTCGGATTCGGGGCATTTGGTACACCGAAAATTACAGTGGGCCGTATGGCTTTGGTTATGAGTGGGGAACGCTTTGGCCGGCGTTTTGACGCATGGGATCGACACCGGTTATTCAGACGAGCTTTAATGCGGGGGAGTGGGCCCCGGCGCTGAATGCGCGGGTGGATGTCCAGAAATATCATTCTGGGGCGGCTCTTCTAAGAAATTTTTTCGTGGACTACAGAGGGGGGGCTACGACGAGGCCTGGGACACGGTTTGTGTGCCCCGCCCTGTCGAATGGGGTGGTCCGGCTGATCCCATTTCAGGCATCGATTGCGGTGGGATATGTGCTGGAATTTGGTGATGGGTACATGCGACCGATTGCCAATGGGGCTCCGATCCTTAATCCATCAGTGGTGGTTAGTGGAATCACTCAGGCTAATCCTGGGGTGGTGACCGCGGTTGGTCATGGTTACAGTAATGGCCAGCAGGTCTTTATTTCCGGCGTCGGGGGGATGAGCCAGATTAATGGAGGTTTCTATTTTGTTAAGAATGTAACGGCTAATACCTTTACTCTGACCGATCCTAGTGGGGCTGCGATCGATACCACGAGTTATGGGGCCTTCGCTTCGAATGGGACTGTGGCTTCGGTTTATCAGATTGCCTCCCCGTATACTCAGTTCGAGGTGTTTGGGATTAAGTATACCCAGGACGTCAATATTTTGATTATGTGTCATGGTAATCACCCGCCCTATCAGTTGGTGCTGGGGGCGAGCCCGACTTCGTGGACGCTCTCAGCCATTGTTTTTGGTTCGACGGCCACCGCGCCTACGGGGGTCAGCCTGGCGGCTAGCGGAATCTCGACTGGGGCCGTCACGTATGCTTACCTCGTGACCAGTGTAGACCAGAATGGGCAGGAGTCTGGGCCTTCGACTTATGGTGTACTGGCCGGTTACCAGGACATGCGAGCCGTGCTGGGGACGATAACTGTTAGCTGGACCGCGGCTACAGGGGCTCAATCGTATAATGTGTATAAGGCCCTACCCACTTATTCTGGGGGTATCCCCTCCGGGTCACAATTTGGATTCATTGGGAACTGTTTTGGGACGAGTTTTATCGACTCGAATATTCAGCCAGACTTTAGTCAGGGCCCGCCGGTGCTCCAAAACCCATTTGCTGGCGGTTCGGCGGGCACAAGTTCAGTGGGTAATTTGAACTTAGTGTACGCTGGAAGTCAATATTTGGGAGTGCCGTATGTCTCGATCTCGTCACCCCCGTCAGGGATGACTGCCACAGCCATCGCAACCCTAACCACCTATTACATTCAGATGATTGCCAACCCTCACACTGGAGCCATCGCTGGTGGCGGGGGGTTTGCTGTTGGAGACGTTTTGAATGGCCCGTATGGCATTAAGTTTCAGGTGACGTCGGTCTATGGCGGATCTGGTGGCACGGTAGGAGTAATTGGGACGTATTCTGTGGTTAGTCAGGGTACCCTTTCCGGGACTGGAGGAAGCGTGCCGGCCAACCCGATAGATATCGCTCCGCCGGTGATCCGCCCGTATGCCGATGCGGCCTGGTTCAATTTATACTGGAATGTCAAGCAGATCTTTCTTACTAATCCTGGGAGTGGTTATACCTCGGCGCCGACAGTCACTTTCTATAACGTACCAGCTGCCGCTCAGGCTAGTGCCGTGGCGTCGCTTACTGGAAGCAGTACAGGCCTTCAATCCAGTGGCAACCCGACCGTGCCGGGATTCTTCCAGCAGCGGCTGGTACTGGCTGGGCCGGTGCTGAATCCCCAGCAGTTCGATATGAGTCAGCCGGGGGCATTCTACAACTTTAATACGAGTAATCCGACTGTGGAGGATGACGCGATCCAGGGGACGCTGGTGTCTGGCCAGCTGAATACGATCCAGTCGATGGTGTCGATGCCGCCAGGGCTGATCGTGCTGAGTGACCATCAGGCGTGGCTGATCAATGGCGGGGCCGCTGGGGCGCCGATTGGGGCGATTAGCATCGTGGCGAACAGTGAGGCGTACAATGGGGCCTCAGTTGTGCCGCCCATTGTCTGCAACTATGACATCCTCTATGTACAGGCCAAGCAATCGATAGTTAGGGATCTCACTTTTAACTTCTACACTCAGATCTACACTGGGACGGATATCTCGGTGCTGTCTAGCCATCTGTTCTATGGTTATTCGATTGTGCAGTGGGCGTGGGCCGAGGAGCCGTTCAAGCTGGTGTGGGCGGTGAGGAATGACGGCAGGTTGCTGTCACTGACTTACGTCAAAGAGCAGGAGACGGTCGCGTGGGCCCACAGTGACACTCTGGGCTCGTTCAAATCGGTAGTCTCGATCAACGAGATCATCTCCCAGGGGATAGTGGACGCTACCTACTTTCTGGTGCAGCGATCTTTGAATGGGGTAGCAGTGAACTATGTCGAGCGGCTCGTGGAGCTGTATTACCCAAATGATTACATCTCGTCTTGGCAGGTTGATTGTGGGTTGGGCTACACTAGCAATGTGCCCGCGGTGCCTGGGGTGATCCCGAGCTTTGTCAATGCAGGGACGGCCACGAGTGGGTCTGCAGCTACGATAACTCC